ACCTACACAAACGAATTGAATTTCAAAAAATGATTGAAGCTGTCAAGCGGAATGAAATTGATATACTTCTTTTCTGCCGTCTTGACCGCTGGTTTCGCTCCGTTGCGGACTATTACAAAATTATGGAAATTCTGCATGAACACAACTGCGAATGGTTGACCACTGATGAAGAATATGACACAACCACCGCAAACGGGCGTTTATACATCAATGTAAAACTTTCCATTGCCCAGAATGAAGCAGATATTGACGGTGAAAGAATAGATGTTGTCTTTGACAGTAAAATTGCGCATGGCACGGTTGTTTCCGGCAGCTGCCCTTTTGGGTACTTTGTCAATAGTGAAAAGCGGCTTGAAATCAACCCGGATGAAGCACCGATTGTGCAAGACGCTTTCAGCCACTATGAAGCCACTGTGTCCCAGCGTGGGACCGTCAAATATATTCGTGAGCGGTACGGCGTGAACTGGTGTGACGCTACTTTCCGGCGTATGCTACACGAAAAATTATATACTGGGGTTTATGAGCGTGGCGGCAGACGCAATGACAACTTCTGCCCTGCAATTATCAGCAATGAACAATTTGACAATGTGCAGCGTCTAACAAGCAAAAACGCCCGGTCTTCACCGTCCGGCAAGGTCTACATTTTCACTTCTATTCTCACTTGTGCAGAATGTAACCACAAATTAGTTGGGTATCTGTCACGGGGCTATTATTATTATCGTTGTAACCAACACTTCCAGCGTGGGCGGTGCTGCCATAATCATTCCGTGCGTGAAGATATGGTTGAAGCATGGCTGTTCTCCCATCTTGAAGAAGAAATTGAACGCTGTCAACTTGAATGGGAAGTGCAAGCAGCCGCCCGCAAACGCTCCATCACATCCAGCGACAAGGCGGCGTTGAAGCGTAAACTGTCAAAACTGAAAGAATTGTATGTGAATGAATTGATTGACCTTGAAGAATACAAAAAGGACTATGAAATATATACTGCTGCCCTGCGTGAACTTCCAGACACGGTGCAGGACACGCCCCCGGATTTTTCGGCAATCAAGAAACTTCTGTCAGCTGATTTCAAGTCAATTTATGATACCTTGACCCGTGAGGAAAAGCGCACACTTTGGCGGTCCGTTATTGAAGAAATAAAGGTTGATAACGAAAACAACATCACGGGCATTATTTTTGGGTAGTGTTGTACTTATGTGACACTACCCGTGGGCTGTGTTCAGTTAGTACAACATAAAAGAAGCCCCAGCAATAACGCTGCTGGGGCTTTTGCAAATTATTTTATCTCTATTTTTATTGTTTCCCCGTTTATCTGCCTTGTTTCTGCTATGTAGCCATAATAAACCGGGTCTATATTCTCGCTGTATGCAATTTGAAGAACTGGTACTGCTCCTGCGTATAGGTCATAAAAATACCCCATCTTTATATCTGTTATGTATGGCAAATAAAATATAATATCCCTATTTATTTTTAGCAGCCTTTCTGATACATGGATTTCTTCACGCACCGCAAACACCTCGTTTTCTATTCCGGGGTATCTTCCGTGCAATTCTTCTTTGATTGCACGCTTGACTTCTTCCGTTGTGTTTTTAGTGAACGGCATACCAATAAAAAAATCCCTCATTCTTTTCAAGATTTCTTCCAATCCAATTCCTCCCCAGTGTCCTTTTCCGCTTTCTCTTTTACTGCTGCGCAGACATATTCATTGAATGACTGCCCCTGCTGCTTTGCAATTTCACGGACCGTTGCTTTCATTCCTTTTGGCATTGCCAATTCTGCCCGGTCATAATTGTTATCACGGTATTTATTCTTTGCGGCTGTCGCAGCTGGTCCCCGTGGTATATTGTTTTTCTTTTCTTCTTCCATTTCTGCAATCCTCCTGCTTTTATTCTTTCCGTAAGTATATCACATTTTTTCGTATTACGGAAGTATAACTTTTTCACATATATACTTCCGTAAGTTTGTGCAATTTGCCTATTGCTTTTATACTTCCGTAAGTATATAATAAAGACAGTTAAGGAAGTAAGAAAACAATAATTCACATATTATAGGAGGGCAAAGCCATGATAAATATTAAAACTGTTGAAGTATTAAAGAAAAACGGATTTCCAATGCCGGATATTATAAAGACGGTCAATGAAGCTGAAAAGAACGGTGAAGCTGTTCTTGGTGGTTATGTAGTCCGCTTCAATGCTGCTGGTGAAATGATTGTACTTCATCCCAGCTGGTGCGGTATCTATTCCGGGGACTATGGCGCACATATCATTTTTCAGAAAAATATTTCTTATTCCTGCGGACACTTCGGCTTTATGTCCGCAAAATATAGGGACCTTGAAAAAGTCCTTGAAAACTGCCGGGAACACGGCACAACGGAAGAAGTATTGTGTGAGTGCTGCGCAGACAGTTTTTCCCGCCGCTGCAAGCAAGTTGAAAAGTTTGGTTATAAGGTTGTAAAGTCTAATATTTCCGCTTGTGAAAAAGACTGGTCAACTTGCTATTTCATCATCAAAACTGTATAATATCCGCAGCCCCGGTTTTCGGGGCTTTCTTTTTTTGTTCTTCCGTAAGTATATAATATGCACAATTATACTTCCGTAAGTTTGTTTATTTTGACTATTGCTTTTATACTTCCGTAAGTATATAATATAATTATCAAATGAAAGAGAGGAAAACACAATGACCATAGCAAATACAATCCTTGAACAACTCGGCGGCAATAAATTTATTGCAATGACTGGCGCAAAGAATTTCTTATCAGACGGAAACACACTACGCATGACACTTCCTAAAAACCGCAGCAAAGCAAACCGCCTTTATATCACCCTTGACGCAACGGACACATACACAATGTACTTTTTCAAGTTTACTGCTGGGCGGCTCAACAAAACAACTTTTTCATGGACCCCAGACAAGCAGGAAGATATAAAGAAAATTTCCGGTGTATATGCTGATATGCTGCAAGATATATTCACCGCAACAACTGGAATGGCTACACACTTATAAAACAGACCGGGCGGCACTGCTGCCGCCCCACTAATTAGAAAGTGAGGAAAATATAATGTATATAGCTGATAATTTTAATGATTTTGTCGAAAAAATTACGCAAGCAGAAAGAACGGTGATGAATACCCCTGCCGGACAAGAAATCACCCAGAAACTTCTTGAAATGAAACTGGAAGCAGACCCGCACTTGACCTCGGAAGAATGGCAGCAAACAAAATCTGAATTTTTAACTTTTCTTTTCGCAATGTTTGTCAAGGAAACTCCAGAAGCAATGCACGAATTATCACATCATGTGTGGAATGAATTACAGAAGCAGGAAGCATAAATTACACGGGCGGCACTGCTACCGCCCCAGAAAGGAAATCGGCATAATGAAGAATATTGAAAATTGGTTGAAAGAAAATCACATTTCCTACACTTCCAGCAAGCGTGGTATTCATGAATATATTGTGATTGTTCTTGAAAAAGACCTTGTGTGGGTCAATGGATTTCATAAAAAAATGCTTTGGGACCATACAATTTCCATTTTTCGCAACGGTAGTTATAAATATTATCTTGTCGCCGAACGGACCGGCTACAATATGAGTTGTACCCGCTGTCGCACCGGAAAGCAATCAGAAGTTGTCTGTGTTCTTGAAAAATTATTAAAATAAGCCCGTATTTGCCCCATAAACGCAAAGAAAGCCCGCAAGCGTATATTTTTACACTTGCGGGTTTAAAGTTAATCTGTGGGCTTCTCTGGCTTGTCTGTGTTGCCGTTTTTTACTCTGTCATTACCACATCAACGCCGCTGGCTGCTTCTTCTGCTTCTTCCGGTGAAATCGTCCCGGTTTTATTTCCTGCTTCGTCATAGGTGTTGTATGTTCCATCTTCGTTCTGCTGCAACGCCCCATCCGGTACGCTGTCAGTTGCAACCGCCACTTTATCTGTGTTAATGATTACCGTTGCCGCTGGCTGTGCTGTGACCGCTTCCAGAAGCTGCGCTGGCTGTGTTTCCGCTTCCCCTGCTTTCATAGCTTCATAGGCTGTCTGTGCAATCGCTTTCAGCTGTTCTTCCGTCACATCAATTCCTGCTTCTGCTGCAATTTCTTTCAGCTGTTCCACAACGGCAGCCATTTTCTTTTCGCCGCTTTCCGTTTTCAGAAATTCCCTTGCCCATACAACAAATTTTGCTGCCCAGTCTGCAAGGTCTGTCAGCTTGTCTTTTACGCTTGTCGGAATGTTCGGAAAAATGTATTTTCCTGCGCAAAACGCCCCTATTGTAACAACGCAATAAATGATTGCAAATAAAACATCTTTGTTCATTCTCTTTTCCTCCAGTCTTTATTTTGCTGGCAATTTCAGCACTTGTCCAACATTGATTGTGTCTGATTTCAGACCGTTCAAGGTCTTAATCTCGTTGTATCTGCTTCCGTCCCCCAGCTGCTTTGCGGCAATCGCCCACAAGCTGTCACCCTTTTTCACTGTGTATGTGCTTGTTCCGCTTCCGGGTATCTTGATTTTCTGCCCCACGCTGATAACATTTGCATTTGCAATGCCGTTGTAGCTTGCCAACTTCTGCCATGTTGTGCCGTACTTTGAAGCAATCTTTGAAAGTGTATCGCCCTTTTGTACGGTGTAGACCGTTTCTGACTGTGCAGCCGTGCTTGATGTACTGTTTGAAGTCTGCTGGCTTGCGCTCGCCGTTGAGCCGTCATACTTCGGGTGTCCAAAAATAACTTTTCCTTTGTATGCCGCAATGCTGTACTTTTTCTTTGCAACGCCGCCCCCGTTTGCAATCACTCCAGAAGCACCGGAAGTGTTTCCCTCTATTGTGTAGAAATATGTACTGTCAACCGCATACACAAGCCCGGTGTGATAGCAACCGCTTGTCTGTCCGTTCTTTGTGAAGAATACTTGCGCCCCTTTGGTTGGCGTTGTGTCCAGTGCGCCTTTGTTTTTGTAAAGTCCTGCGCTTGCCACTGTGTAATCATCAAAATTTCCTGCAAGCAACGCTTTTGCATTGGCTATCCCATACGCCTTATAAAAGCACCAGTCAACAAAGCAGTCGCACCATGCCGCTGGAAAGTCCATTACTGCCGGATAAACCTTGTGCATATCTCGTCCATACTTTGTGTAGTTGTCGGACCCTGCCCCCTCTGTCTTCTTGTCTAAAATGTCCGGGTTTTTCTTGTATGCTGCCGCAGATTTTTCTAAATATCCTACTTCTGCGGCTGCAACATCAATTACTTTTTCAACTGTGTTTGCCATTTGTTTTTCCTCCTTAATTCATATTTGTAAAATCTGAAAGCGTCCCGCATAATTCCGGGTTAGCCGCTTTGATTTTCAATAAATTTTCCGCTTTCGCTTTCCAGCAATAGAAAGCTACTGCGGCAGCCGTAACGCCCCCAACAAAAGTCAGCAGCGTTCCCAGTTCTGTTGTGTCCTTGCACACTACCACCCAAACGCCCACAATGAACGCAATGTGATATGTCAGCAAAACAGAAAAAAGCAGCACTTTTGTTGTGCCGCCTTTTCTTTCCGGGTGTTCCTGCAATTCTTCTTTTCGCTTTCTGCGTTTTTTCTTGATGTATGGCAGATTGCAAATGACATACACCGTGACCGCCAGCAAAAAGCCGATAACAAAAAATGCTATGTATTTCACTTTTTCACCTCCTGCCCTTGCTTCTGGCTTCCATTGCAGCTGCTTTGCGGGCTTTTTCCTCTTGCTCGTCAAGCACAAAGTCATTTTCCCTTATGCACTGCTTGTATATCTCCAGAATGTATTCATGTGCAACATCCACTTGACCGTTTTTCAGCTTGTTTTTTGCGATATAATCATCATATTTATCAATAATATCAATCACATGGTCAAACTGTTCTTTCGTGTGGCGTTGATGGTTCATGCAGCTGTCCGAAAAATCAAGAATTTCCGTGCGCCAGCTGTCAACCTTAAATTCAAGAAACTGTTTTTGCAGTTCGTCAAGCTGTTTCTTTATGTCTGCATTTATGAGATTTCCCAGCCGTTTCAATAACCAGCGCACGGGCTGAAATTTTATCCCCGGCGTTAGGTCAATCACAATCCCAATTCCTGCAAGCCATGTTATTACAGACTTGACTATTTCCCAGACGGTAGCTGGGTCAATCGTCTGTGCTGCTTCCATGTTGTCCCGTTACCTCCCTTTTATATAATTCGTTTAAACTCTGCCGCAGACCGTAGCTGTTAAAGTGTTTCAAAATTCCCCTATATGAAGCAATGCTTCTGTCCAGCGTTTCCCGGTCAATCTCTCCGGCTTCATAGGCTGCAAACTGGTATTTCAGCCGTTTCTTCATCTTCTTTGCCGTCTTTTTCCTCAATTTTATGTGTGTAGACCACACACGGAAGCCGACAAATTCAATGCCCATGCTTGTTGGTCTTATGCAAGTTTTGTTGTTTAGCTGCAAGTGCAGTTTTGTTTCCAGAAATCCTGCTATATCCTGCTTCACTTCCTCCAGATACTTTTTATCATGATGTAAAATAATAATATCGTCCATGTATCGGATGTAATAGCGCAAATGCAAGTGGTGCTTGCAGTGCTGGTCAAGTTCATTCAGATATAAGTTTGCAAACATCTGTGAAGTCAAGTTGCCAATCGGCAGCCCTACTTCTCCCAGTAATTCATCATAGGCAACATTGCCTACATCCGCACCCAGCGGCAGCCCAAAATGTGTGTCTTCACAATTTACAATCACTGAAAGAACGTGCAGCAATTCTTTGTCAGCAATCTTCCTTTGCAAAATCCCCATCAAAATTTCATGGTCTACCCTATAAAAATACTTTGAAATATCTAATTTCAAGTAATAATATCGGTTTGGCTTTCTGTCTGTTTTCCTCAACCATCTTTGCAGCCTTTTAATTGCCTTGTGCGTCCCTTTTCCCACCCTGCAAGCGTAACTGTCATATATAAACTGCTTTTCAAAATACGGGTTCAGTATGTTATATATTGCGTGTTGTGCCACCCGGTCTTTGAATTGCAATGACATAATCATCCGCTTTTTAGGTTCGTACACATAGAAAATATTGTACCGTCCCACGCTGTAAGTCTTCCAAATCAGTTCGTTTTGTAATTCAATCAGATTTTCTTCCAGCTTGTCCGTGTACTCCATCACATCTGGTCTGTACCTCTTGCACTTGATAGCTTTCTTGTAGGCATTGAAAAGATTTTCAAAATCATATATCAGTGGGAAAATGTTTTTAATGGTCTGCATTTTTTCTTTTCCCTCCAGTCAAAAAATTTGCCGTGCAAATCTACTCTGGTTTTGCCCATTTCAAACGTAACTTATATATCCGGCATTTCTGCCAGCTTTCAACCGTGTTTCCGGTTTACTAACAGTTTTCACGGCAATTCAATATTCTTCCTCTGGCTGTCAGCCTTTGGAACGGAAATAAACCCCTTAAACCCAAATGCGCTGGAATAAAGCACTTGTGCTTTGTCCTTTCTGGCTATGTTGGGGTGAAGCGGAGCGGAAGCCAATGTTGTTGTTGGAGTTGGAACGCTCGTTGTTCAAGTTCAACGCACCCACGCCACCATTGGAAGTGTTGTTGAAGTTCGACCCCCGGAACGGCACGGCAAATCCCTACTGTAAATGGCTTATTCCCGTATATAAAAAGCCGGGACAATATGCCCCAGCCCTTTATTTCTTGTTTTGCTTCCCTTTGCCGTCTTCCGCTTTTGGGTTTCCGTTCAGTGACTTGTAATAACCGCCAATCATGCAGCCTATTTCATTGATTTTCTTTGACATTTGCTCATATTTCTTCATAGGCAAACACGGCTTTTTCTCCCTCATATATTCCGGGTCAGCCGCAAGCCTTACCAAATGCCGCAGCACATCAACTTCATTGTCCAAATCTCCCAGCGTGGTTTTCTTATAATGCTTGTTTTCAAGTGTTACAACCAGCCGTAAAATTTGCAGCATTGTTGCCCGGATTTCATTTGCAAGCACCCTTTGTGATTTCGGAAACTGTTCCAGCTGCGGTCCTGCATACAGAAGCAATTCATAAACTTTGTTCTTTGTGTGAAAGTCTTCCTGCGTTGCGTTTTTCTGTACTGCTTCAAGCTGCGGCAATTCTTCTGAATTTTCCTGCATTTTGTGCGTCCCGCCTTTGCTTATATTTTACAATGGGGGCTGGCTGCCGCCAGCCCCGCAGTTTATCAGTTCGCAGTTGCCAGTTTTTCATCATAAGCGGAGCGGAAGCCAATGCCGTTGTCGGAGTAGGAACGCCCGTTGCTCAAGCGCAACGCACCCACGCCACCATTGGAAGTGTTGTTGAAGTACGACCCCCGGAACGGCAGACGCTCGCCGTCAGTATTCACATAATGCTGGTGTCCCGTTGTTGGGTAAATATCCGCACTGTCTTTCATAAGACCGTGTAAAATTGCAATCTGCGGAATTGTCACGCCGCTTGCTGCTGCCAGCTGCGAAAATGCAATATTGTTGCTGAATGTTGAATTTGTCGCTGTTCCAATCACAATCTTGCTTGATACAAGGTCATAATGCAGCGTTCCGGCTGTTCCGGGGTCAACAAATGTTCCATCCGGCTTAATTGCTTTCCATTCCGTGCTGTTTGCGCTCATGTCGCAATCCGCTTTCATGCAGTTGCCGTATGGGATAATCTGGATTTCACCGTTTACAATTCGCATACCAGCTGCCCATTCCCATACAAGCCCGCACAAATCGGCAATTCCCGCAACTGTTCCGTCATGATACCATGTTGCGGGACCGCTGCCCGTTGCTGTTCTTCCACCTTTGCTTGCGTCAATTACTGCGCTGATAACGCCTTTTTCATACGCCTTTTCATAGCTTGCGCCCCAGTTTGTGTTACCTCTTGGCAAAAAGCCGTTTCTGTTGCACCATAAAATAATTGCGCCATACAGTGCGTTTGGTGTAAGTCCCCAGCCAGCACCCTTTTTGCGGCAAGCTGCAAGTGACTGGTCAAAGTTGATGTATGTTTTCGGGTCTTTCATTGGTAACGAATACGCACGGTCATTCACCACGATATTTGTATATTTTGAAATATAAAGCAAGTCACGCTCTACCCCGTCAACCTTGAATACATCTGCCACATCCTGCGTTCCTCCGGTTATAAGGTCAGAAAATTTCATTTTCGGAAATCCGACCATAATTGACGGCTTTTCCAAATCGTCAAAGATAACCTTATTGTTGCCGCCGAAAGAAGCAACCGCCATACTTAAATCATCAAAGTTTCCCATCTTTTATACCTCCGTTTCCCATAATGTAAGTGTGCAAAGTGACATATCAAACGGAATTGGCATTGGCACTTCCCGGACTTCCCCGGTTGTTTCGTCTGTTCCGTCTTCGATAATGTCATAACGCCTTGCCGGAATTTCAATCTGCGCTGCGTACTTCTGTGCTGTACCGCCAACGCCAATCACAATACCGCCGTCAGCGTCAAAGCAAATGTCAAGCGTCACTGCTTCGTCACGCTCTCTTGCTGCAAGATTGATTGTCAATTCATCATCACCGAAAGTGATTTTTTTGCCACCGGACAATTCATATTCAATGTGTGGCTTTCCCGATGCTTTCTCAACTACATTGATTTTGTTAGTAGTATCTTTTGCCATCTTCTCTACCTCCTTTTACTACCTCAACCGTGCGGGCTGCTATAAC